TCTACCCCTGCGCAATGAAGCGCCAGCATCGCGTGGTGCTGAGAACCTTGGCAGTTTGTTTGCATCGCCTGCTGTCCTGCGCACAGCCGCTAACGCGCCTAGCATTCTGCGCCGTGCCGCACAGGACTTTGCATTGGCAGGCTCACCAGTCAATGTGATCAAACCTAAGGGCGGTAACTGGTTTGACAAGAACCTACTCAACTCAATACAAAATCTAAAAAAAGATGTGATGAGTGAGGAGCAACTTGCTGACTTTGCATCAAGGCAGAGTAAACCTGTGGTTGACCAGTACATGCAACGGCACAACACAGATGTTGCAATGAACAACTGGGTCGAGAACACATACAAAAACTATGTGAAGAACGAAATGGCTACGCCTGAAGACAGGGTTCGCCAGATGTTTGACCGCCGCTCCCTTGATGTCAACAAATTGGAAGTTAAATACAACCAAGACATTGAGAAGCTAGAGAAAAAGCTAGAAAAAGCGCAGGAATTACCCAGAACCGCTGAGAACGACCAACGCATTGCTTACATCAAACGCGACATTGAAAACAAACTTGAGCAAAAAGACATCGATATCAGCACCGCACGCCAAACAATTGGGCATGACAAGGAATTAGCTAACGAGTCTAACTATTTGGGCAGTGGAACTAGGTTGGCTCGTCAAATGGGTGGCTACCCTGAGCTTGGAATGGCTAAATCTGAGGTTGGTAAGGGGTGGGAAAATGTTGCTGACAACCTAATTGCAAAGAAAAGAGCTGGGACTATTGCCCCTAACCCTGAATACACAAAGCGCTATCCATGGTTTGATAAAGTCGACCCAGATACCATGATTTACAAGACTCAGGGTGACTTTAACAAGTACACAGGCATGGATCATGTCATGGACATTCTGCGCCAAGACCTGCGTTCTGGTGCTTTAACGCCTGAAAAACTAAGCAAGATCACTGTTGATCAAGCTATTGAGCGTGCCGCTGACTTTGACCGTGCGGCGGCTAAAAAGATGCGTGAAGCACAGATCAGAAACACCGAAGGCTTCCCCACACTTAAAGAATATCCAGAAGGCTACAAGTGGGTTGAGCTAAAAATGCCTGAGCCTAAATTGCCTGAAGGTTCCGTGTTTGAAGAGTACAACGGAATGCAACGCTTATTCGGGCCTAATGGTGAGTCGCTTAGTGTTGGTGCAACCAAAGAAGAGGCCGTGCGCCTTTTTCAGCGCCAAGAGCGCGAAAAGCAATTGGCTGATGCCCTAAAGTACGAAGGCGACACGATGGGTCACTGCGTTGGTGGCTACTGCCCTGATGTTGTTGAAGGGCGCACCAAAATCTTTAGCTTGCGTGACAAGCGTGGTCAGCCACATGTAACTGTTGAAGTTCAGCCAAGACCAATTGACAGTTGGAAAAAATTAAAAGAAGTAGTTGGCCCAGAAAAGGGAGAGCAATTATTTGGGGAGTTCAGCCAGTTGCCCGGCATCGATGCAGGTAACGCTATTGCAAAGTTTCAAGAATTTATTCAAAGCAAAGGCATTAAATCTCCTGAAATCATCAACCAAATCAAAGGTAAGCAAAACCTACGGCCTATTGAAAAATACGATCCGTACACGCAAGACTTTGTAAAAAGTGGAAACTTCTCTGATGTCAGAGACTTAGAGAATACTGGTTTGTTTAAAGCAGACCCACGGGAATTAGGGATGTTTATTCCTTCCGATCCAAGGCTTGCCAATATGCCGGGGCGCAGAACAGATGACCTTCTGAAAGCTCAGCAAGCGGGTTTATTTGGCGACCAAAAATACTTGACGCGCAATGAATGGGAAGACATTCTCCGCAAGCAAATTGAATCCGAGTCTGGCCCACTTCCTCCATTGGAAGGCATGGCTCGTGGTGGCCCTGTGCACTTGAGCAAGGGAACCAAAGCCGCTGAAATCGTGGAAGCCACAGCAGAGGGCATCGCTAAGCTGTTCAACAAATATTCAGGTAAAGCACCAAAAGAAGAGGCTATGCCATTGGTGCTTCCAAGAGCCGCGCCTAAGACCTCGCAAGAGATCAACGAGATAGCTGAGCGAGTAGCACGCCAGATGATTGGTGAGCATGTCACGCCACAGGGCAAGACAGTTAACTTAGCAGGACGCTCCAAGAAAGAAGCTGAGCGCGTCAAGCAACTCCAGTTTCAGCTTACGCCCACGGGCACAGTGGCTCAGGCAAAAGTGAACAACCCGCAGATTGGGGATGTGAATGTTGCGTTCCCGGGCGACCAGACCATCTCTGACACCATCCTCGACACTCTGCAAGGCGAGACTATCAACTCCCTCCAGCAAGGCGGTGCTAAGTACGGACTAGGTCAGCGCCACCTGATTGACCCTGAGTTCTGGAAGTCCAACATTGGCCCAGCCCAAGGCATCCAAGGTCGCATCGATGACCTCTACGCCAAGTACATGCCTGAGCGCATGGTGGGTGAGCACCTAGCGATGGGGCCAATGTCGAACAACTTTGCCATGCACTTTGCGGACGCTAACCTCAAGGCGCTCGACTGGTCAAAGCTCAAGCCAAAGGATGTTGCAATCTTTGACAGCCACATTGCGGATGGCTATGTGATCAAGAAGAAGAACAAGACGACAGGTGAAGTCACAACTAAGCATGTGAAGTTCCCAGACTGGCCCGGGCTTGCCTCGCCTGACCTCGCCTTTGAAGCCATGCAAAAGAACCCAGAAATGCGCAAGTGGTTCAACAACCGCATGAAGACCCCTGACCTCACTCAACCCCTTGGCTTACCCAATGGGCGTGACATCGAGTACGCGATATCCGAGCCTGCCATCCGCAACCTCGAGATCAACATGACTGGTCTGAACACTGGCATTCTCAAGCCTAACGCGCCTGTCGAGCCTCTAGGTAATATCCACAACACCTACACCCACCGTATTTTGGGTGAGGCGATTGGCCCTCGTGAGGTGCTGTCTCCCTTCACCATGTCATACCCTGACGCTACTGCGCATGTCTTAAGGACTCAAAGCCCCTCTGACTTTACAGGCACGATTCAGAAAGTGTTCCCACACCAAGTCGTTGACCAACAATATCTAGACGAGATGGGCAAGTACCAAGATCGAGTCAAACAAATCGTTGGCTACAAAGAAGGTGGCGAAGTAGACCTGCCAGATTTAGGCTTTGACGATAAAGAGTCAGCTAACCTGTACAAGTATGCCATGAAGACTTTAGGTCTACAGGGTGAGCAGTCAGGCGCTGGCGCTGGTGCAAACATCCCACTAGGTGGTGGCAACCTGAACTTAGGTGTTAACTTTAACAAGCTAAGCACAATGCCTAACCAAATGGAAAAGACATTCAATGCGTCTTACGGCAAAGACATCAATGGCATAGGCGTAAACGCAAATGTTTCTAAGCCTTTTGATGTAGAAGATGTCTATCAAGGCATGCTGAGTGGTTCAATCCCTGTGGGTTTAGGCAGACTGATGTTAGGACTGCAAGCACAGAAAACGCCCTATGGCTCAGGAGTCACAGGCTACACCGCTGGCTACCAAGGCAAGGTTGGGGATGGCATGCTAAGCGCTACTATTAACCAGCCAAGAAACCGTGCCGCAGGTCGTTCTGCTCAAGTGCAGTACCAAATGCCATTCGCCAAAGGTGGTGCTGTCGAGTACAATCCAAAGGAAATCGACACAATAGCGGCATCGCTATATGAGGAACTGTATGGCTGAACAAAACAAAGACCTAACGATCCCTGAAGATAAAGGCGAAACTGTCGAAGTCGATGAGGACTTTTCAGAGGTAGAAGATACCGAAGATGGTGGTGCGATCATTCGTGAGAAAGAGAACGACGAAGACGCACAAAAGAACCAAGCCCACTTTGCGAACATTGTCGACGATGTAGACCAGTCTATGCTGGTCGAGGCGACTACGGACTTGCTCGAGAAAATCGACAAGGACAAGGAAGCGCGAGAGAAGCGGGATAAGCAGTACGAAGAGGGACTACGCAGGACAGGTCTGGGCGATGATGCCCCCGGGGGTGCTCAGTTCACAGGCGCAAACAAAGTCGTCCACCCCATGCTCATCGAAGCCTGCGTGGACTTCTCCGCTCGAGTCATGAAGGAGATTTTCCCTCCAAGTGGCCCAGTCAAAAGCAAGATTCAAGGCGAGAAGAACAAAGAGAAGGTCGACAAGGCAGAGCGCAAAGCCGCCTTCATGAACTGGCAGACCACTGAGCAAATGACCGAGTTCCGTGGCGAACTTGAGCAACTCAGCACCCAGCTCCCATTAGGTGGGGGTCAGTACCTCAAGATGATGTGGAACCCACAGCACCGCAGACCAGCGGCTGAGTTCATCCCCATCGACGATGTTTACCTGCCATTTGCCGCGACTAACTTCTACAGCGCTGAGCGCAAGACCCATGTCCAGTATGTAACCAAGATGGAATACATGCGCAGGGTCAAATCTGGCATGTACCGCGATGTCGATGTTGGCGTGGCTGATGAGCCTGAGTACAGCAAGTCAACCCAAGCTAACGATAAGATCGAAGGTCGCAAGGAGTCCTCCTACAACGAGGATGGCCTGCGCACAATCTTTGAGATTTACACCTACCTAGACTTTGGTGATGGCGATGAGCCTTACATCCTGAGCGTGGACAAGTCAAGTGGGCTGGCGCTGTCGCTGTACCGTAACTGGGAAGCAGACGACACTTACCGCAAAGAGCTAGACTGGATTGTGGAGTTTGGGTTTGTGCCATGGCGTGGTGCATACCCGATTGGCCTCACACACATGATTGGTGGGCTGAGTGGTGCGGCTACGGGTGCTCTGAGGGCGCTGATGGATAGTGCGCACATTCAGAACATACCCACGCTACTTAAGCTCAAGGGTGGCCCCGGCGGTCAGACGATTAACCTCCAGCCCACCGAAGTCGTGGAGATGGAAGGCGGCGCACTCGTGGACGATGTCCGCAAGATCGCCATGCCCATGCCCTTCAACCCACCCTCCGCTGTGCTCTTCCAGTTGCTTGGCTTCTTGGTGGACGCAGGCAAGGGCGTTGTCCAGACCTCCTTTGAGAAGCTGAGCGACCAGAACCCTAACGCCCCTGTAGGCACAACCCTCGCCCTCATTGAGCAGGGTATGGTGGTGTTCTCATCTATTCACTCACGCCTACACTCATCGATGGCGCGAGTGTTTAAGATATTGCACCGCATCAATTCTGCCTACCTGACAGACGAAGATGTAGAGGCGCTCGAGGCTGGTTTGGATATTGAGCCTTCTGACTTTGATGGCCCAATGGATGTCATCCCTGTCAGCGATCCAGCGATCTTTAGTGAAGCACAACGATTCGCACAGATTCAGGCGATCATGCAGAGGGCGGCAGTGATGCCTCAGATGTATGACCAGCGCAATGTGGAGAAGATGTTCCTGCGCAATCTGAAGATTAGTGCGGATGAGGTGTTGCAAGCGCAACCCGGGTCTGAGGACATCGACCCCGTCAGCGAGAATGTCGCCGCCACCATGGGTCGCCCAGTCTTTGTGATCCCTAAGCAAGACCACATGGCTCACCTCAAGACCCACCTTGCGTTCTTG